GACAGTTGGAGTAATTCGCATAGGGACTGGGCAGTTAATTAAAAATGATGTACCAGTAGTACTTGTTGCCATACCTTGACCAAAAGCACCATAGGTTGCCCCTGTAGTATTGCGCCAGTAGTACCTCTGGCAAGCGGCTAATTCTCCTTGAATTGTTGCGCCTGCTCGTGAGAACTGAGTTGCTACTGAACCGACTTCTAACTGAATACCAGTAACCTCAAAGTAATCATTAGCCCCAGCCGTACCAGTTGGAGCAAATTCAAACTGTGGTGCAATTTCAGTTGCAGTTGTTGGAATTGTTCCAGTTGCAGTAAAACGCTGCCAAGTAGTCGTTAATGTTGCTGTCGTGCTAATAGGAAATGCTTGACCTGTGTAAGCGCTAAATGGATTTTGGTCCGTTCCTGTGCCTGTTCTCACATAATAAGTTAATGCACTTGAACCGCCTGAATAGTTAGCCCCGCCGCGGGCATAAAATGAAAATGTAACTGTTTTGCCAGCCAAAGGAATTGAATTGAAACTTTCCATAGGTTGTAAAAAAGCGTATCCACCTGTTCCAGTTTGTCCAGAGTTTCGTTGAAAACGCAAACAATACTGGATGCTTGGTAAATTTGTTGTATCGTTTGTTGCTTGACGCGAAATGGTAGTGGCTTGATTTGCTCCTGTTTGGTTACACCATCTGTCGGCTGTGTATGATGTACCTGTTGAGGCTGCTTGAGAAAATGAAGTCCCGCGTTGCCAGACATCAAATCCACCATTTACAATAAAATTGCGACCAGCAGCCATTGAACCTTGATAGCGCAAGCCTGTTGAAGTGGAACTATCTGCTACAAGTGTGCTTCCATTTTCTGCAACAGCAAGTCTGCCTACTGTGTCGGCTGCTGTTCCGACAATAAGATCGCCTTTAGCATCAACTACAGTTTTAGCAACCATTGTGCCCATAGTGGTATCAATAGCGTTGCCTAGTGTGCGGATTGCTAACGCCCCATTTTTTACAAGGTCGGTGTTATCCGGTTCTGGCCAAGAATATATCGGTGATGTTGCCATTTATGCTACTGCTCCTGTCGCGTTATTCCAGTCAAGTGTACCAGTTACGCCTGTCCAGATGGTTGAAGATGGTAAAACTGTTTCCCAAGTTGTGGTAGAGAGTGAGAATTCTGTTGCTGTGATGTAGAGGGTTATATCCACATAAGTAGGAGTGGCTCGCAAGGCTACATTTTCCACAAAACCCTCAAAGGTTCCGCCAAGAAGATTGGAAGGCAGGTTACTTAAAAGAACTGGCATACCGAAGAACACACCAATAAGACTGTCAAGCATGGCGCTCGGCATGTCTGGATTATCTAAGCGGAAAGTGATTGCTCCCAGTGAGCCTTTAGGAGTGGCGCGCAATCTTAACTCTCTAGTGGCGATGTCTGTAATATCTGCAAGGTTCTTAATGTTTGAGTCGCTTGACTTTTCATACAGTCCGTAAGCGGCTATAGAGTCCGCGCTGGAGGTGCTGTAGGTCGAGCCATATCCTGCCGCGTAGCGATAGATAAGACTGTTACGAATACGCGCTATCTGAGTCTGCGAAGTAATAGAAGTAGGGCTGGCATAAGCCGCGTTCAAGGCTGTGTAACCATTGGCTGCAAGATAATTGGATCTATTGTCCGCATCGGAGTAATTAACATTTCCGTAGCGATCTTCCCAGATTTGACCTAATGCGCTAGTTGCTATCTGATCTACTAAACTCTGTGACTTAGCCGATGCGCTGGCTGCGAGGTTGATCATGGTATATTCACCTGCGTCCACAGTGCCAATGTAAGACTCAGCGTTATTCCATGTTGTAGTTGCAGGGTAGGTTGCCCATGTGGTTGTAGGCGTAACTTCGTTCCAAGTCAGGTTTAGCGCACTTCCTAAAATGGCTTCTATCTGTGCGCCGTCTAACCCTTCTGCTAGGGCTGTGTTATAGACCACTTTAGTAAGTTTGGCCAATGAACCAATGCCGAGAATAGTTCCAGTAGTTATATATCCTGATTCTTCTGGGCTTCTTACTTTAATGCTGAAATCTGATACTTCTCCACCAAACATGGTTACATAAGTGCCGCTTGAGTTTTTTAGTTCTAAAGTTACTGGCTCAGTTACATTGATTGTGAACTCTGCCCCAGTAGTGTTAATAATTTCTACTTGGCAGTAACCTGCCGTTGGTTGGCGATCAATATCTAAACGACCAGAGGCAAAAGAAACAGAGGTGACGGTCGTATAGACATCATCACCTACTGTAACTCTCCATTCTGGAAGCCATGTCATGTTGTCTGATAACCTCTTAGAGTTCCACGCTGTGCTGCATTGACAAGCACCTGATCAATAGCCTCAGCAATGGCGTTAGGATCGCCCACTCCAGTATTTACAATAATTGTATTACCTGAGCCATAGCCTGCACCTGAGTTCATGTTAGCGCTGTAGCCGCCAAGATCTCCAACCGATTTTTGGTATTCAATCAAAGACAGAAAGTCTGCATAATTCTGCATGTCTAATAAATCTGCAAAAGCGTTGGCTCTGGCTGTTGCTGCATCTGCGTATTCGATCAAAGAATCTGTTGATGCCGCTAAAGCATCTGCCATTAATACAGGTGCAACATAATCTCCTGCCGGAATACCAGAACCTAAAGAACCACTAGTTGGAATACCTGCCTTGCTTTGTCCTGTAGCAGAAGCGAGTAAATCAAGCATCTGCTGGATCTTTTTTAAGGCCATATTAAGGTTTTCTTCATCAATTAACTTTTTAGGCTTGAGACCAGCAAGAATTGACTCAATCTGTGTGAGTGTTACTTTTTGTCCACTAAGCGCACTCAAAACTTTAAGATCTTCGTTAAGTTTAGCCGTAGCGTTAATGATCGCCTTTTCATCCTTAGAAGCAATAGCATCTTCTAGTGCAAGTATTGACTGCTTAACATTTAGACGAGCAACATCATTTGCAACCTGTAGCATTTGAGCGCTGCTTGTTGCCTTGCCCAATTGTTCAGCCTGATTTGTAAGAGCAGCGGCAATCTGGATCTTTTCCATGTCAAAGATTTCATTGCCTTTAAGAAGCGCATTTTCACCTTTTGCAATAATAGCCTTAGCCTTGTCTGTGGCTAGTTGCTTATTCTTTAGAGCAAGTCTTTCTTTCTCTCTGCGTATAGAATCTTTTTCAAACTTAGCAAGTAGTTCTTCTTGCTTCTTTTGGCTAATAGTTAGTTCAAGTTCTTTTTCTTTTGCTGGAACCGCTAGATTGACACCTACCTGCTTGCCTACAAAGCCCATAAAGATGTCTTTACCAAGTTTTTTAAGGTTCTGAGCAAGGGTAGGGATAGCACCTACGCTAGTACCGGCTGCAAGTGTTACCTTATTAAATAAACCAGCCATTGTTTCTAAGAAGATCTGTGCATCTGTTGCCTCTGTGCCTCCGGCAGCGCGAGCCAGAGCATCGACAAAACCTTGTCCAATGATTTCTGAAGCGTTACCTGTTGCAAGACCTAAAACATCCATCTTATAGGCTGTCGTGTCTAGATAATCCTCGGCTGCTCCAGCAGAACGCTTTAACAGTGTTCCAAGAATGTCATTGAATGACATTGACTGAAGTTCAGCCTTGCTTAAACCTGTATTGTATTTAGTAAGACCCTTAGTTACACCAATATAGCCTCGGCCTAAATCTTCTGTAACTGTGGCAAGATCAATGCCAGAAGCGCGGCTGATTGTTATTGCATCGCTTAGAAGTTTCTGAGATTGAGTTAATGAGCCTGTAGTGGTCAATAGCCCCTGAAACGCTGGGCGAAGGATGTCATCTGCAACTGCTGAGGATCTTTCTAACTTCGCAATGTAATCTGCGATTGCAGGATTAGCAAAACCAATGCCTAAATTTTCTACTGCTCGGTTAAGTCTAAGCGCTGCTGCTTCATCTGCTGCGAAGGCTTTAACAGCAGCCTTGCCATAAGAAGTAATGGCGGCTGCACCGAAGGCTAGACCAAAAGTTCCAGCAAGTTTTTTGGCAGTGCCGTTTAATTTACCAAGTGCAGTTTCTGCCTGCTTAAATCCTTTAGCATCAAACTTAGAACCAATAAAGATTTGTTCAAAGAATGTACTCATGCGGCTACTCCTAATGTTCTGGTATTTGACCGCCTGATAAGTTCTCTCTCGGCTGTAGAAATAGCCTTATTGACGATACCTTCTGCAACACCTTTGTCAGAAAACCATGCGCGAAAGATTAAACGACCGCGACCCTTTAGGCTGCCTTGCAATGGTGGCATTGCACCAATGAATTGCTCGCCTGCTTTAGGGTTAAGAGAATGTGAATATCTATTACCTGCTGGGCCTTTAGGGCCGACCCAAGGTTGCCCCTGTGGGCCATTGCGACCAGCAGACTCATAAATAGCACCTGCTCTGGAATTGTTATACAAAGAAGCGTTAGAAGTAAAGCCATTTTTGTTAGGCTTAGAAACAGATGTAGTAAAACCAATCTTAGACTTTATGCTTGCAGAATTAAAGATTGGAAATCTGCCTTCGCTAAAAGATCTGCCAGCCCAGCCACTAAGAGGAGAATCAGAAGGTACATAACCTTTAGCCTTTCTGACTACAGGTGAAAGACCTCTACGCATTTCTGCTTTTAAGGATTTGTCTAGATCAGGAGCGAAGCGGCGTAAAGCCTTGCGAAGGTCAGCGTTTCCTCTTAGTTCGATTTGCATCGCTAACCTCCTTCGCTTCATCTTTGAGACCTTGAACTAGAGCATCTAGCATGGTCTTATCTAGATCTAATAACTGCTGTGGCGCAATCCCCAACCTAATGCTCAAACGAGCAATAAGGTAGGTGAATGGAAGATCGCGCTTTAGGCTAAAGGGTCGGAATCTAATACTTCGACATTTTTCAATGTCTCAATAAACTCCATCCCATAAGGTTTAACGGTTTCACCTGACCTGCGAATAATTTCCCAAGCCAAAAGGTACACATGGCTCTGCAATTCTTCAGTTCTGAACGCCTTATGAAAACCCATTTTAGTTTGTTGTTCGAAGAAATATTCCACCGCAGGGGTGATTTCTCCTTCAACAATACTTCCATCTGTACGAACGATCTTTAGTTTAGCCATTGTGTGCCCCTTAGTTAGTTTTTACGCTGTTGTAATTGCAATAGTGCCTGACACATTCCATGTCACGCTCTGTGTTGATAATGATGCAACATCTCCATTAACAGGAGTGATGTTGTTCACCAAGCATGTCATTGTATAGAGAGGATTGGTTGCTGCAACAGCACCGGCTGTCTGCTTGAATGTAACAACTACATTTGAGCCCCAGTTAGTGTTAAGTGTCTGAAGTGTTTTTGCAGAATCTGCATCATTCAAAAACTCGATAGTAATGCTTGAAGCCTCTAGGCCTTTTACATAACGATGCCCTGAGTCTCCAAGAGCCGTTGTCTCAAGTTCGTCAAATGCTCGGTTGATAGTTACGGATGTAACCAGTGTTGAGAGATCTACCGCATTAACAGTTAGAACTCCAGTATTTGCTAAATAAACTGCCATCGGATTATTCCTCTTCTTTCTTAGTTACTGGCTTAGGTGCTGCTGGCTTTACCTGACCGATTTTGATCAGGAAGGCTTCATTCTCTTTTTCCCATTGTGCCATATCGGTCATGGTTATTCCCATCTCGTTAATATACTTACGGACATCTCGCAACTGAGCAAGTCACCTGACGCAGCGTTGAGAATACTTGGTGCGCTTACCGCGCTTACATTATAGACCAGACCACTGTTATATAGTTTGTTAAACACTGATACAACAAAATCTTCTATGCCATTAAGATTGCCTTCATTATCAAACAAAGCAACTACTAAAATAATTTTCAGGTTAGCCATTGGTGCGACTGTAATCTGGCTATTGTTATTAGGTGTTAAATATGGATCATCCGGAGAAATTATTAGGCTGTTAGCCAAAACTACTGAGGGAGGAAAAGCAAAAGTTGAGTATCGAGAATTATCTATTAGCGCAGTGGCTAAAGTAGTTCGCAGTGTAGTTATTGCAGGTGTCGGCATCTGCTATCCGATCATGCTGTTAGGGCTGAGCGCATGGGCAATCATGCCCCTTATTTTTGCCAGTAATTGTGCTGACATTCTATAAGGGGATGGCTGGAAATCGACAGCATTGGAGCCAGAAAGGGTGGCGGTCCTTGCTTGCCAAATCTCGACACTTACCATTAAGGCAGCGTTTTTTACAGCCTCGTCAAGAGTCCAGTCTGTGTAAGTTTCTGCTTTTACTGTGCCAAAAGGTTCAATGGGGTGCTTAGGCTGTACAACTGTATGAGTTGTAGTTACATTGATTGAATACTCACCAACAGATTGAATAGTTTTAGATCCATTGTATTTAGTACCTGAATTAGAAATAGTTACTACTTGACCAACATAAAAAATGTCTGTAACTGGAATGTCAAAGTAAAGAGTACCTTCACCAACATTGTTGCTGTGTGCTACAGCAAACCACTGAGGAGTCCATAGCATGGGAAGAAGGACTGCATCTGTAGCATCACAAACTGATTGAAGGGTCGCGTCTGGATACAATGTGCCAACTCCAAGAGTGCTTCTTAAAGTCGCAACTGTCGTAAGTGCCATGACGATTTCCTTTCTAAAGACTCTGGGGAGTAGAGGGCTACTACTCCCCAGAGCGACTTAAGTTATTGCTTACGGTGCTGTGTAATTGAAGCGGCGTACGCCTGCTCCGGCCTTGCTCACATAAATTGCAAGGTATGCGTACATGTTGATCTCAACTTCACCTGTAGTCAAAACATTGACACGAAGGTTTGTAGTTGGTGATTCCCAGACATAAACTGATTCTGGAGCAACCAAGAACGCTGACTCATCAATGATTCCTGAAGTTGTGATGTTGTGATCTACGATTAGATCGGTGCCAAGGATGTTTCCAACAGTAGATGAACCTGTTGCATTTCCTGAAGCGTTGTATGTTGCAGACTGTGCGTTGTATAGTGCGCGTCCTGTTGTATCTGCGTAACCTTGGATCGCTGCCCATTGATCAGTTGATGCAACTAGTTTGCGAGCGTAATCTCCGCCTGTACCCTTGTATGCTGCTGCTGATTCAGTTGCAATGAATGACTGCAAGCCTGCTGCTGTTGCAGCAACACCTGTTGCCTGTACGCCTGAAGTTGTAAAGGCTGAGATTAGTGCAGCATCTGTTGCCTTTTCGTAACCCTTACGCATTTCATTTAGAAGCAATGTCTCAAATGCAGGATTTGAAAAATCAAGCAATTCAAATGAGACGCGGTTAATTGATGAATACTTAGACGCTGTGATTGTGTCATAAGTTGAAGTCATTCCTGTTTCAGATGGTCCTGCACCTTCAGCAGTAACTGCTGTAGTTGGTGCTGTGCCCATCTTAGGAATTGTAAATGATAGTTGTGGAACTGTTCCAGCGCGTGTTACTGCATCAAATGCAGGACGACCTGAGAATGTCGTTGTAATGAAGTTTGTTAGGTGTGCAGGCAATGTTAGACCTGTATTTGTTGAAGTCGAATCATCTGCTGCTTCAACAATGCGGCGTGAGTCATTATCACCCATTGCAGCCTTGATTGATGCACCTAAATATTGTGCAGATGTAATTGGTGCAATGCGCTCACGCACATTTGTCACTGCCACAGTTGGGCGAGCCGCTTCTACAGCCGCTGCTTCTACTGGTGCTGCAACTGTCTCTGGAGTTTGCTCCACAGTTTGCTCGCTTTCTGTTGGTTGGATTTCTTCTACAGCCTCTGGAGTTTCCTCGGCTGCGACATCAATAACTTGAGCAGACTTGAAGGCTGGCTCTGTTACTAATGAAACTTCAATAAGACGAGCAGCAGAAACATGCATTACACCGCTCTTCATCTTTGACTTAATTACTTCTACACCGACTGAAAGACCTGAAACTAAACCTTCTTCAGCCATGATTAAACTTTGTGTTCCCTTTTCGCTTTTTGATACAGCAAAACTTGCATAGACACCATCGTTAGCAACTTCATTAAAGAAAGAAGCGCGACCGCGAGGATCTTTATTGTTGTGCTGATTAAGCAACTTGATCTTTTTAGGATCTGCTGGAAGTTCAATACTTCCATTTTCAAATACCACTCGTCCTGCTGAAGTTGAACCAATCTCGCCTGTACCAACTGGAACAATCTTTCCAGAGATAGTGCGCTCTTCAACATTGGCTGTAAGTTCAGCCGAGAAGGTAAGGATCTGGTTTTCCATTACATACCATTGCTTCCGTTAGGTGTTAGATCTGTCATTTCCATCGCTTGTTCTACATTGATTAGACCAAGTGAAAGTAGTTTCTCGATGACTAGCAAGTCATCCATTGGATTAGCGCGCAAGAATGAATCGTCTAAATCAAATCGCACTTCGTTACCGTTAGCAGTTACATCGTTCATACTTAGACGATCTTCTACAGCAGTAATGTAAGGCTGCAATGTTAAAGAAACAAACTGCTTACGAGAATCTAACAAGTTTGTGTATGTCATGCTTGAATTAGCATCTGCGCTAAGGTAAAACGCATCAATGTTAAACAGGCGTGAGATTTGAGTTGCATAGTTTTCTTTTGCATCCTGATACATCATGTCTTTAGGTGAGAAGGCAGTTGCTTGATATTCTAAAGTAGAAGTTAGGTAAGCAGTAGATCTATTGGCTCTTGCTTGCTTCCATGATGCTAATAAGCCTTGAACTTCTTTAGGATCTAGATCCGCACCGGTATTTTTCAAAATACCTGAAGGCATTGGTGTAGAAGTTGCTAAAGTAGAAGCAATCTCTAAGTCAAGCGCGCCACGCAGAACTCTTGCACCTTTTGTAAGTATGCCATCGCTTAAAGACTGAAATGTAACTACATCATCATTAGAGTAGAAGTATTGATCTACATAATAACCTTCAATGTAATGACCCTCTGAATCTCCGTAGAACGGAGTAATGCGCTGATTAGGAATCCACTCGTATCTTGAAGGTCGGCCATCTTCCTGATAACGCTCTTTTACAATCCACAGCGCAAAACCATAAAACATTAACGAATCAACTGTGTAAGCGATAGTTACAGAACGAGGCTGATTAAATGATGGTTGATCCATCCAGACTGGCTTGCCTAATTCTTCACCTGTAGATTTACGGTATAACTCCAGTGGCATCGCAGCGATGGTATTGCAGATTAAATCTCTAGCGCGAACGACTGCTGGGATTTCAAGTGCCAATTCTCTAGTAATTGACTGAGCAGGTACTAGCGATGTTAAGACTGGAGTGCTAAGGACTTGGGGTGCGTACTGCGCAATTATGGAAGGCTTATCGTTTTTTGGTGTTGCCTCAGTTTTGCGAAATAGACCCATAGTCAGAAATTATAGCATTTGTCAAGTAATTAGACAATATGCTAGGGCGTGTCTAAGTATATATCTGCGGCTTAGGTTGAGGAATCATTAACTGGCTTACTGCCATTGCAATTCCAATCGGCGCGCTAATATCGCCTGCGCTTTTCCTTTTTACGATACGCCACGCTGAGTCATTCACTTTAGCGGCGCAATTGTTCATCTGCTGAATAAACTCGGCTTGACCATTATGAACTATGCGATGATTGACTAAACCTTCTAAAAGATCGCCACAGGCTTTATAGAACTGCTGGCCTGAAACATCCTGCGTGACCACGCCTGACCTAGATAACCTGTCGGCCATTGTTTGTGTGGCATATTTGTCGTAGCAGACCAATCGAGGCTTATATATGTCACACCAAGCCTTTATACTCGCCGCCATAGCCAGTTCATCAATTGCAACCATAGAACTATAGGTTTCCAGTATTCCAACACCAATTCGACCGTCAGGCAGCAATTGGCCTGCAACTAAACTGCCGTTTCTTTTTGACGGACTGGTATCAAAGGCAAAAACTGTATAAGCACCTACTGACAGTTCTAAAGTCGAATCTGAGGTATCTTCAAGTAGGCCATAAGGCCAAGGTGATTGGAGACTGTCCACCCACGAACAAAGGGTTTCCACTCTCGTCTGCTCAATAGGATTAGTCGCGATTGCTTCCTCAATAGACTCTTTAGTGATCGTGTAACCTAGTGCTGGATTACTTGGAATCACAGCATCGCGCCAAAAAGAATCTAGTCTTATATCTATCTTGCAATACTGTGGAGCAGAATACTCATAGTAGCCATAAGTCTCAGGTGGATAGTCCTTAGCGCGTTCTACAAGATTATTGAGTACGGTTGAAAAATGGTCTCCGGCATTGGATGTTAAAAATGTCTGAGCATTAGCCCTAGCGCGAGTTACAGGCACTGCTGCCTTAAATCCTTCTTCTGAGATCTCTCGGATTTCATCGATCCACAGAAAGTCTGCTGTGCGGCCTCTAGGCGAGGATGAGTTATCGGAGATGACATCGAGAGTTGCTCCGTTAAGCAGTTCAATTCTTTCGCCGCCGTTAGCGTAGCGAATGGCCTTAGTCATGGCTTTCAACTCTGGAGTGCTTTCAATAGTCCAAGCGATTTCTCTAAAGAGCATGAGCGATGTTGCTCGGTTAGCAGACATGATAATTAACTTCTTTTCGCCTCCATAGAACATGCCCCAGATGACTCGGATGCGTCCTAGAAAACTTTTGCCATTCTGTCTCGAAATTAATAGCAATAGGGTCTTACGCCTGTATAAACCTTTCTTATCCACGCTCATCATGTCCTGAAGCACCCATTTTTGATAAGGCATCAACTTATCCATCTTAAGACGATCTACCATCTCAAAAATCTCATTAGCGCGAGATTTGCCCTTCAAAAGAGGGCTGTGGATGCGCGCTTCTGTTGCCCCTCGTAGCGGTAGTTTCTTCTTGGGAGGATTCGTCATTGATTTGGATTAGGTCGGATCTTAAAAGGACTATCTAGCATCGGCTCGGACTTCATCGGGGATATATTGCCAGA